TTTCCGCGATATGGCTCACCAAAAGTTGTAGCCTTTCCCCTGTATGGCTCATCCTCCCCGTTCATCAACCATATCGCGGCGCGGGGCGCGGGGGCGCAAGCACCCGTCACAATCTTTCCCTTGCCTCGGGCGTCGCCCCGTGCTAATCTGGCCGCGAGCGTGGAGGGTTTTCCGATGGACGATATGAAATTTGAGGGGCTGGGGCTGAAGATTGCGGGGCGGCCGCGGAAGCTGCGGGTGCTCGAGGTGCGTGATCTCGACGAGGGGGATCTCGCGCTTCTCGCCGAACCCCGCAAAAGTGTGGCCGTCCCGATCAAGCGGCTGCGCGAACGCCACCACGCACTCGCCCGACTGATTGCGCAGGGAATCGCGCCTGGTACCGCGGGCCTGATGACCGGGTATAGTGGAAGCCGCGTCTCGATTCTCCAGGCCGACCACGCGTTCGGCGAGCTTGTCAAGTTCTACACCGACGCGGAGCATGAGCGCTATCACGATCACAAGACGGCGATGAGTGATATTTCGCTCGAGGCGCTCACCCAGATTCAGGAACGGCTCGAAAGCGAGGACGAACCCCTGTCCGTGGGCCAGTTGCTCGAGGTGTCGAAACTGACTCTGGACCGAAGTGGGTTTGGGCCGAGCTCGAAAACCGAGGTCGATATTAAAGTGGGCCTGGCCGACAAGCTAGCGGCGGCTCGCAAACGTGTACGGGAGATGCGTGATGTCACGCCGCTCGTGATCTCGACCTCGGTCGACAACGAAGGAGAAGATTAATGGCCTCATTCAAAAGCGCGTTCGCTAGCGCACGCAAGAGCGGGAAGAAAGTATTCACGTGGGAGGGTAAATCCTACACAACAAAGCTGGCTAAACCAGCTGCAGCCCCCTCCACTTCCCCTCGACCCAAGGCACCAAAATCTGGTGCGCGAGGTGTTGCCGAGGGCAAGGCGGGCGCGAAAGCCGGGAAAGCTGGGGCCGACGCGGGGCGCGAGCAGTCTGCCAAGACTCAGAAGCGGATCGAGAAGATTCGTAAGGACAGCAAAGCAGGGCGGGCAAAAGCCGAAGGACTACCGGCTCGGGCCGCGTCCTCCCCACGATCTCGCGCCAGCGGCTTGGATGCCCAGACATTCGAGAGTCGGAAGAAGACCTCCGACGCATCGAGGGCGAAGAAAACTTCCGGCCCTACCTTTTCCTCCGCTTTCGCTGCCGCACGCAAAAAGGGTGTAGCTTCCTTCACCTGGAACGGCAAAAAATACTCAACGAAGGTAGCGAAGTAAGATGAGCGCCCACGAAGAACTCCTCGAGGCCCTCGCCCTCTATTCCAACGACCCCTACGGCTACGTCCTCTACGCGTATCCCTGGGGCGAGCCGGGGGAGCTGGAAGACTACGCGGGGCCGGAAGAGTGGCAGCGCGATCTCTTGATCGAGATTGGCCTTGGCGTCATCTCGGTCGAGGAAGCAATCGCCCACGCCCTTGCGCGAAATGAAGCAGCGGAATCAGCGCCGATCCGCCACTCAACCACTTCGGGCCACGGCATTGGAAAGAGCGCCGTGGTCTCGTGGATCATCGATTGGGCTCAGTCCACGATGGAGGACACCAAGGGAGTCGTCACGGCGAACACCGAGAACCAGTTGAAGACGAAGACCTGGGCCGAACTCGCTAAATGGCACCGGCTCTCGATCTCGAAATCGCTGTTCAAGATGACCGCGACCGCACGCTTTTCGATTGACCCCGAGCACGAAAAGACCTGGCGCATCGACATGGTTCCGTGGAGCGAGAAGAACACCGAAGCGTTCGCCGGCCTCCACAACAAGGGCAAGCGAATTTTGATTGTCTTCGATGAAGCATCCTCTGTCGCTGACATGATTTGGGAAACGACCGAGGGCGCGTTGACCGACAAGAACACCCAGATCATCTGGTGCGTGTTCGGCAACCCGACGAAGAACTCGGGGCGGTTCCGTGAATGTTTCGAGGGCGGGGAGTTTGCCCACCGCTGGAACTCGCGCGCCGTCGATTCCCGCACCGTCTCCATCACGAACAAAACGCAAATTGCTGAATGGATCGCCGACTATGGAGAAGATCACGACTTTGTTCGCGTCCGTGTTCTCGGCAAGTTTCCCCGTGTCGATGCCGTTAGCTTCATCTCTCTCGAGGTTGTTCGCGAAGCCATCGCCCGCGAGGTTCCCTCGGAGAACTCGGCCCCGGTCATTCTCGGCGTGGACGTCGCCCGCTTCGGCAACAACGCCTCCGTCATCTTCCCGCGCAAGGGCCGTGATGCGCGCACACGCCAGCCGCGCGTGTATCAAGGACTGAGCACGACGCAACTCGCCCGCAAGGTTCACGATGCGTATTACGAACTCGAGGCCACGACAATTTTCGTCGATGGTGGCGGGGTTGGCGGCGGTGTTGTCGACCAGCTCCTTTCGATGGGCCTCCCCGTCATCGAGGTTCAATTCGGTGGCAAGCCCGACAACACCGACTCGCGTGATGCGTACACAAAATACACCAACAAGCGAGGGGAGATCTGGGGCGCGATGGGTGAGTGGCTCAAGTTGGGCTCGATCCCCGACGTCATTCCAATGCTCGATGCGAAGCTGTCGGAAGAACTTTGTGCCCCCACCTACACCTTTTCGCGCGAGGACTATATCCAGCTCGAGACCAAGCGCGACATGCTTCGCCGCGGAGTTGTTTCGCCCGACGGCGCCGACGCCCTCGCCTGCACATTTGCCTACCCCGCGTATGAAAGNTCCTCGGGCTCATCCCCNGAGTTCTACACCGATAGCAGCCCCTTCACAAAATTGGACCTCTCATATGCCTAAAGCCCCCAAGCCTGTGCCCCAGCCCAACACCCCCACCTCCGCTTCCTTCATCTCTCGCGGAGGCTTTCGNGCGGCGGGAATGGGCCAGCGCCCCAACAAATTCATCAACCCCGCTGTCGGCGCATCCACCTCGACCGTGGGTCAAGCCAGCTTGCTGGGAGGATAAGTGATGAAAGATTTTCCAACCGACAACTCGCGCGAGGCGGTCTACCGCCGCCACGTTCAAACGCTGGACGCGATGGATGCGGAGCGCCGCAACTGGTTTTCCCACTGGCGCGATGTCAGTGACTTCTTCCTCCCTCGCCGCTACCCATGGCTTCTTACGCAAAAAGAGGCCCGTACAACCGATCGGCGGAACCGCAAGCTCCTGGACTCGACCTCAACAAAGGCGATCCGAACCCTCGCGTCGGGCCTGATGAACGGCGTCGCTTCCCCCGCTCGCCCGTGGTTCAACATTCGCATCAGCGGGTTTGACGAGGCCTCGATGTCCCATCCCGCGAAGATGTGGATCGAGGAGGTTCGCCGCCGCATGATGTTGGTTTTTTCCGAAAGCAACTTCTACAACTCCGTCGCCGTGATGTTCCTCGACCTGTGCGCGTTTGGCAGCGCCGCGATGGCCATCTATGAAGATTACGAAAACGTCATTCGGTGCTACAACTTCCCCTTGGGCGAGTTCTATCTTTCCCAGGATGAGACCCAGCGCGTCAACCGCTGGGCCGCCGCTTCTCCCATTCGATCGAGCAGCTTCGCGGCGAGTTCGGCTACGACGCCCTGTCGCTCCAATCGCGCAATCTCGCCGACCAAGGGGGCGCACAGCTTCTCGAAACGCGCGAGGTCGGCCACGTCATCGAGGAGAACAACCAGGACGACGGGCTTCTCAAATCAAATGCGCGCTACCGCGAAGTCTTTTGGGAACTTGGCTCCTCGGAGCCCGGAAAATATCTCGCAATCCGTCCGCTGTTCGAGTGGCCCGCGCTAACCCCGCGCTGGGAGATTCTCGGCAACGACAGCTACGGTACGTCCCCGGCGATGGATGCGCTTTCCGATGTCATCCAGCTTCAGGCGATTCTCCTCGAACGCGCCCAGGGTCTCGAGAAGGTGATTCGGCCGCCGATGATTGTGGATCAACAGCTGCGTAATCGGCCCAAGTCCTTGAGCGCTGGGGGCATAACCTACGCCGCCAACTCCTCGTCGAACTTTGGCGCGAAGCCCGCGTATCAACCGCAAATCCCGTTCCAGGAATTGGCGAACGACGTCGCGCTTTTGCAGCAAAGCATTCGTGAAACCTGCTACAACAATCTCTTCAACATGATCTCGCAGCTCGAGACCGTCCGCTCCGCCACCGAGATCGATGCGAGAAGGGAAGAAAAGCTGGTCCACCTGGGCCCGGTCCTCGAACGCCTTTACTCTGAAGGTTTTGACCCGGCATGGCGCGAGTGTACGGAATCATGTTGCGCAGCGGGCTCTTGCCCGAACCGCCCCCTGAACTCGACGCGAGCGAAGTCGATGTCCAGTACGTGTCGATTCTCTCGGACGCCCAGAAGGCTTCGGGCACGGTCGCGATCGAGCGCTTCTTCACGATGGCAGGGCAATTGACCGGCGTCTACCCCGAGGCGAAATCAATCCCCAACGTCGATGAACTCCTGCGCGAATACGCGGAAGCGATCGGCATCAAGTCCAAGGGGCTGCGCTCGCGCGAGGAAGTCGCCCAGGATGCGGCGAACGAAAAACAACAACAGGAGATGGCGGCGTCGGCGCAGGTTGGCAACGATCTGGCCTCGGGTGCGAAGGTGCTTTCGGAGGCGGACGTGGGCGGGGGCCAGAACGCTTTGCAAGCATTGATGGGCTAGAAATTGCTTGCCGGTGCCAAGCGCGCGTGGTAAGCTGGGGAAAGGATAGGGATAAGGTATGGCTAAGAAACTCACCACCGCAACGCAACTCGAGGAACGCGAGCGCCTTCTCCTCCTCGAGGCGGTGGGCGTGGTTCGCCACAACGCGGCGCTGCGATTCTTCATCCGCCGCATCCTCGCAAACGCGAATCACCAAGCAAGCTGCTACACTGGGGAAGCAATCTCGACCGCGTTTGAACTGGGGCGCCAAGCAGTGGGCCTCGACCTCATCGCGCTTCTCGCCGAGTCCGACCCCCTTCTCTACCCCACCCTTTTAATTGAGGAACAAAACGATGTCCCGACTGATGATGAATAACTGGCTGGGGCGCTTTGCCCCGCTGTGGAACGTAGCGAGCGAAGGTGCCCCCGGTGTTGCGGGACAGTCGGGTGAGGAACCCGCTTCGCTACTAGGTGGGACAGGAGACGGTGAGTTGCCCGATCCTGTCTCGCCGCCCCCAGGTGGGGAGGAACCTCCCACCACTCCGCCTGGGGAAAAAGATGAACCTGCCGACGCGGATGCGGAAGGCGGGGGCGCCGAAGAAGTTCTCCCCCTGACCGCCGACGCAATCGCGTTGCCCGAGGGGATTGAGCTGGGCGAGGGCGTGATGGACTCGTTCCTCGCCGTGATGAACGACGTGAATTTGGAGCCTGCTGCCCGCGCACAGGCCCTAATCGACCTGCAGGTGGACTACGCCACGAAAGCTAATGAGGCGACGCAAGAAGCCTATAACACTTTGTGGCAGGACACGCAGAAAGGATGGCAGGACGAGGTCCGGGCTGACCCCACAATCGGTGGCGCCAAGCTCGACCAGAGTCTTTCAACCATCAAGCGTGGGCTCGAGAGCGTGGGTGCAACCCCTGCGACCTTTGCGGCCCTCGACCTGACCGGAGCTGGGAATCACCCAGAAATAATCCGAGTCCTCCACGCGTTGACGTTGCCGCTCGCCGAGCGCGCGCCGCCAGCGGGTTCACCTCCACGAGGCGCACTCAGCCAAGCTGACCGCCTCTTCCCCTCTATGGCGAAGGAATAATACGAGATGGCAACCCTTTCGGCCCTCAATCCGACTCTGATGGATGTGATGAGCGTGACTGATCCCAACGGATCAATCGCGACTGTCGCGGAAATCCTGAACGAGACCAACGAAATCCTCCTCGACATGACAATGATCGAGGGCAACTTGCCGACCGGCCACAAAACCACTGTGCGTCGCGGTATCCCAATGCCGACCTGGCGCCAACTCTACGGCGGCGTCCAGCCCAACAAGTCCGGCTACGCCAGCGTGACCGATTCGACCGGGATGCTCGAGGCGTATGCGGAAATCGACAAGGCCCTTGCGGACCTGAACGGCAACACGTCGTCCTTCCGACTCCAGGAAGATCGCGCCCACATCGAGGGCATGTCGCAGACTGCGGCCGCGACTGTTTTCCAGGGCAACGAGGCCGTGAACCCTGAGCGTTTCACCGGGATGAACGCGCGCTACAATGATCTCGGGGCCGAGAACGGCGAGAACATTTTGGACGCGGGTGGCACTGGCACGGACAACGCTTCAATTTGGCTGCTTGGCTGGGGGCCGAATACGCTCCACGGCATCTATCCCAAGGGCTCCAAAGCCGGTCTCCAGATGGAAGACAAGGGCCAGGTAACGATCGAGAACGCCGACGGCAACAATGGCCGAATGGAGGCATATCGTTCGCACTATCGCTGGGACTTGGGCCTGACCCTACGCGACTGGCGCTACTGCGTGCGCATTGCGAACATCGACCGCTCGCTGTTGAACGCCGATGCATCGGGCACGAGCGCCAATCTGCCCGACCTGATGTTCGAGGCTACGGAACTTGTTCCGAATCTCAGCTCGGCTCGTATGGCCTTCTACATGGATCGCAAGATTCGCACGAAGGTACGCCAGCAGCTTGCGAACGCCGTAACTTCCTCGACCCTTACCGTCGATCAAGTGGGCGGAGTCCGTGTCATGTCGATCGACGACATTCCCATGCGCCGCGTGGACGCCCTGTCGATTGATGAAGCTCGCGTAACCTAAACGCCCTCGAAGGAAAGGAACCCTTCCCATGATTACTGATCGTCTTAACACCTTCGCCCTCGATGTGGCGATGAACACGGGGGCCGCCGGATCGTACTTGATCGGCGACGTCATCCCCCTGCTCTACACGCCGCGTGACATCGGCCAGGGCCAACCGCTTTATCTGGTAATCCAGGTGAGCGAATTGGCGGCCAGCGCGGGCGCGGCCACGGCTTCGTTCGCCCTTGTCTCCGATGCGCAACCAGCCATCGCGACTGACGGCTCGGCCACCGTTCACGTTCAGACTGCCACATTCCCCGTGGCCCAGCTGATCGTGACGAAGTCCCTCCTGATCGCAGCCCTTCCGCTCGAAGGTCCTGCATACGAGGGCTATCTCGGCATCCTGCAAACGACTGGGGTTGCCGCCTTCACTGCAGGGAAAATTGACGCGTTCTTGACGCCGGTTCCTGCCACCTACCGTGCGTACCCTGACGGCAAGCACTAATGGGCAAGCAGGTGACTGAAGTGAAAAAGGGCGACGCAAAGACACTGTCCGATCTTGCGAAGGAGACTCCCATTTCGATGGGGGACTCGCAACAGGTTGAAGATGAAGCTGAGGTCGAGGAAGTTGGTGTCGTCGAAAAGCTGGAAGATGGCTCCGCCCTCTACCGCCTGAC